AGTCTATAACTCTCTGTTTTTGGTTAATCACTTCTGAAGAGTTGATTCCACATAGATTAGAGTCATACCTTAGACCGACTGCTTGTTCTGTTAATTCAAAAGTGTAATGCAGAACATTTTTTCCTGCTCTCATGGCGTTGGCGCCCATGGCAACTAACCAGTGAGACTTACCAACGCCAGTGTTTGCAGTAACTATTCCAATCTCGCCTCTCCCTAAACCGCCGTTAAGAATGTCTGCACTGTCTATTTTTGGCAATCCAGTTGGACAAACTTGCCTGTTGATTTTTACAAACCTAGCCTCTATATCTTCAAAGAAGTCGTGGCCAGAAGAGTTTGGTAAACCTATGGATACAGCGTTTTTCATAAGAGTTAAAACGTGGTCAAATTTATCTTCTGAAATCAGCTCTACTGACTTCTCTAGAGCTTCTTTAAAAGCTTGCCTCTTGCAAAAGTCAAGTATCTTTTCTTTAACATAAGCAATATCGCCTGGATGAGGATTTTTCTTCATCCTGTGTAAGTAATCGATGACTTGGTTTTTTAATAAATCGTCGCTTTCTTCTGCGAATGCTTCTTTGACAATGGATATCAAAAGACTTGAAGTTGGAAAACACTTATATCTAAAGTAGTAGCTAAAATACTTTTCGCAAAGAAACTTTAAGTAAACTAACTCAAAGAAGTCTGCGCGCATTACTTCAATCATCTGGGCTGCCCAGCCATGATCAGTAAAAAGACTTTGTAGTATTTTTTCTTGAAACTGCTTGTTATACTTTGAAAACTGACCAGCTGGTATCTGGTCTAAAATTTTAACTTCTCGAACTTCTTCAGATTGGCTCATTATCTAGATTCCTAATAGAGAGAAAATACCTCTCAACATCAAAATTATTTATTCCAACACGATTTTTTTCACGAAAAAATTCCAATTTATTTTTTGGACTATTTTTCTGAGCTAATATTGAATTTACTTTCAATATCTGCTGACCAGACAGGTTTCTATAACCAAGAGACATCAGTTTCCAATTTCTCTCTGGTATGTCTGGATTTTCAGCTATCTCCTTATATAACTTTAATTTGCTGGTTTGAGATTTTTCTTCTGCTAACTTAATTAAATCAGAAATTAGCAATTTTTCAGAGTTAATTTCTGGAAATCTCTTTACTACACTCTTAAAACCAGCGCCTTTTATGCCTCTTAAGTTGTCAGATGAATCTCCGACAAAAGATCTTACTAGACAAAAATTTTCAGGATAAACACCAAATTTTTCAAAAACAGCTTTAGAATCTATCATCTTCTTCTGACCAGGGGACCATTGCTTAGTGTCTGAAGATATTAGTTGATATAAGTCTTTGTCTGAAGAAACCACTATCTTGTCTTGGCCAGCCAGAATATCTTGACAAAGATATCCTATAACATCATCTGCTTCACAGTCAGATACGTAAAACTGCTTTATTCCTGAATTTTTTAAAAATCTTATTAGAGATGCAATTTGCCAGTTTCTATTTTCTTTTGTGTCTGGTATGTCATCTTCGTAATATCTGTTTAATCTCTTTGGTCTTGAAAGATTTTTGTAGTCGCTCTGCAAACTTCTCCTCCTTGGAGAACCTCCACCTTCCCAAATAACAAAAATTTTACCGGGTTTAAATCTTTCGCATAGTAATTGAATTGCTTTTAAAAACCCGACTATACCGCCAACATGTTCACCGTTGATAGATATAGTCGGGTTTGCAATAAAATGTCTAGTAAAAAGATTAAGAGAATCAATTATTAAGACTGGTCTGTTTGTTTTCACACGTCAATTTCCAATAAATCCTGTTCTAAATCCATTGAAATAGCCCTGACTTCCTCATAAGATTCTGAATCTACGTCTAGCTGGTTTTCATCTTGCAATTTTCTGATCATAGAAATCTCTAGAAGTTTTTCGATGTAATCATGGTATTCTGGATCTCTCCAGACTTCTCCAAAATCAGCTTTGTAAAACTTCTTTTCGATAAAAACTTCGCCTGTTTTATTGCTTGATACCATTAACTTCTTCCAAGCGCCGGTTCCAGATATCTCTATAGTGTTGCTTCCATCGGTAGCTGGCCCAAACTTTCTCAGCTCGTCAAAAACTTGCTCGTGCTCAAATATCCCTTTACCAAAATGGATCTCAAACTTGCAAGACCTAAAAGGAGCTGCTACTTTATTTTTTATAGTTTTAGCAGATACGTTGATACCAATGACTTCCTTATCTTTGTTCGTAATCTGCTGACCTGCTCCTAGTTTAATTCTGACAGATGCGTGAAAAGGTATAGCTTTACCACCTGGAGTTGTTGTTGGATCTCCATACATTACACCTATGTTTGTTCTAATTTGATTTAAACAAATCATAAGCGTGTTAGTTTGTCCAATGACCCCTGTGATCTTTCTCATTCCTTTAGAGATAGCACGCGCCTGAAGACCTATAGAATTTTGATCATAGTCACCAGTTAATTCTGCTTTTGGAGAAGATGCAGCAACGCTGTCCCATATAATAGTAATAGGAACATCTTTATCCATTGCTTTTGCTTTTAAGATAGTAGACTCTGCGATAGAAAGCACTTCTTCAGTGCAGTGAGTATCGACATAGACAAACCTCTTGCTAATATCAACTCCGAGTAGAGATAAGTTTTCTACACTCGTTGCGTTTTCAGTATCAATGTAAACTACAATACCGCCCATCTGCTGCGTAGACCTTGCAATCTGTATTGCAATATGAGATTTACCAATTGATGGGGGACCAAATATTTCTACTATTCTTCCCTCTGGTAAACCACCATTTCTCTGATTAGAAATAATGTAGTCTAACTGCTTCGAACCTGTACTAATCCATCTCTTGACATGAGTTGGAGACTCATCTGTCTTAAGATTATAGGCAATTTTAGATCCATGCTCTTTGTTAAGAGAGCTTATTAAATCAGACGTAAAATCATCTGTTTGATTTTGATTTTTCTTTCTTGCCATTTTAACCTCTTAGAAAGTATCTTCTAGATCTGCAAATGCTTCGTCTAAACTAGAGAATTTCTTCTGCTCAGTTTCTTTCTTTTCATTATTAGAAAAGCTTACGTTTCTTTGAGTCCCAGAATCATCATCAGAAGAATCTAAGTCTCCTGCTAACCAATCATTAATAATCTTCTCTAGTTCTTCCTCAGACTTAAGAGAATATAGGTCCTCGATATTAGGAATACTACTAGTCCAGTCTTTTGCTTGGCTCGCATTCTCAGTTAGTCGACTTGTTTTTCCTCGTGGCCTTACTTCTGTGGTGGCCCACATCCGGCCAGGGGCTTTAGTACAAATTACCTTTACGTCTCTACCCTCAACTACGTCTGTAATATCTCCATAGTCTTCATCGAGCATGATGTTGAGAAGAGACTGATAAACTGTCTTTCCAAAAGACCAGACTCTAACTCCCTTGTCTTCTTCTCCTCTTACAACTACTGGAGCGTAGTATCGAGGCTTTGGATACAGCTTCTTAGCTAGCTCATAAGACTCTTTAGTCCCTTCGTCTCTTAACTTATTAATAAGATCCTGGATTGGATCTGGCTTACTGAACTGGTAAGGAGCAAGAAGACCCGGGTTATTTCCAATGTTATAGTAGAACCACCTCTCAGCGAACGGAAGACCATCATCATTGTTAGGGAAAGAAAGCAAACGAACTGTTACGTCCTCTCCTTCTTGCGGACGCCACATTACATTTCTCTTATTACCTTGTCCACTTAACTGGTTTAACTTGCGACGAATCGCTTCAAAATCAACTGCCATATTTCACCTCCATTTTTTTAAATTGGCAACTTATCAACTGTAATTTGATTATAGTATTAGCCTAGAGGTTTTTCAGAAGAGATATTATTTTCTTTTTTTCTTTTTTGATTTTTTAACTATTTTAGCTGGATAATTTGGGCCTGTGCCCAATGGAGTCGCGACGCCGGCAACTCCGCCAGCAGACATTTCAAGTTTTTTTCTGTTTTTTCTTTTCTTCTTTTTCTTTCTAACTGCAACCTTGCGTTGCTCTGAATTAGTTAGGTCAGGTTCTCCGATGATGTCTTTTTCGTCTACTGAGGATTCTTGATACTCTCTTATCAGTAAAGATATTATTTTTCTAAGTGCTTTCATACTTTTAATTATTCAAGAACCTGTACTTTTTATCTACTTCAAATATCTGAGGCTCTACTCCAGGCACATTCTTCTTTAACCAAAGAGCTTCCTCTTCAGCATGACTTTTATCTCTAGCGTTTTTCCACCAACAAGTTACGTCTGGGTTCCACCTGTATCCACCTCTTTTTAAAACAGTGTTAGAGTCTCTCTTAGAGTTAGCAGCATACACCTGAAGATCTTGTTGCTCGCACCTATTTAGGAGATAAGTAAATTTATTATTCTTAGAAATTACATGAAGCAAACTATCTAATGTAGCTAAAGAATCAGAAAAATTATAAACTAAACCACTAAAAACCGAGAGCGTGCTTAGGTTCTTAGAAGGAAATCCCATACTGTTCCAATCTATGAAGTCTAGGGTGCAACCCCATAAACAGTCTTCTTCAACATGCTTTCTTATAAAAGGCCGCACGAAACTTGCATTATGAGCAACGATGATGTCAGCATTTTTAAAAACGTTAAGAATAGAATCCCAATTGATCTTGCTGTCTCTTTTTGTCTTGATATCAAAATCTAAGAATCTTTTCTCTTCTTCTGAAAGCTCTCTTTCCGGAACTTCAAACATAGAAAGAGTTTTTGAAACTCTACAAAATTCTCCTCTCTGGTTGATGGAAGCGTACTTCAAGTTTATGCGCAATATATCGCCGATTTCGCTGTCAAAAGAAGTGGTTATCAGATTGCAAAAAACCACGGTTTTTGTATTTTCGTCATCTTGACTAATTTCAAATTCTAATTCGCTTATATTAGTAAGCTCTACTTTTTGGTTTAAACAATTTTGTTCTAAATAATTCATTAGCTATCCCAGGAGTTCTTTTTTCCTGAATATATTATAATTCTTCCAGAGTTTTTTTCAATTTGTAATGATTCAGTTGGCGAAAACTTTCCTGCGTTCTTAGCGCCAACCACGGTATGGTACAAATATTTTACGCCATCTCGCAAGTATTGTGCATCAGAAACTTTCACCTCTAAGCCTTCTTTACCAGCTTTCGTTATAACGTTAAGAGAGTTATAAACTGCTTTCATTTCTTTCGTTCCACTTATGGCTTGCTGTAACATACTTTTGACTTTATCAACGTCGTTTGAACCCATCACGGAACCTATGTTTAAGTTTTTCATTAACTGTTCTGGATCATCTTTAGCTAGAGCTCCGGCTTCTTGAACACCAGAAGAAAACTTACCACTTCCTGTAGAGGCCTCTATGTCTATCTTGCTGGACTTCTTTTTAGGTTTAGGCTTAGGTTTTTCTTTATTATCTTTATTTTCTTCGTTTTCTTCATACAGTATGTTTTCTACTATCTCTTTTAAAAGACTATTTTTCATAACTTTCTACCTCAAGAAAAAATTTACCAAGATTTTCTATCTTAATACCGTTACTAACTATTTTTTCTAGCTCTTGCAATTTAGACTTTTTTAAATCTACCACTAGCGCGTCGTGAATTACCGCTAGCGGCCTTAAGCTTTCTATGTTGGAAAATTCTTTTAATAATTTTGAAAAACCCATAAGAGCGACATCAACACAAGAGCTTTGAATATAATTATTCAAAAGAACATTTCTTGCACTCTTTCTAACTTTTATTGGCCGGCCAAAGTAGTTTACTAAGCTATTATCTCTAAAGTTAGAATCTACTATCTTAGAAACTTCTTCTAAATTAAAGTAATTCGAAACCTGTTTTTTTACTTCCATAGCTTCTCTGTCAAAGTGCTCTGTTAGTTTTGAAATTCCAGCACCAAAGAGTATTGACAAAACAGCTAGCTTTACTTCTTTTCTGCTCAAGTTTAGATCTATACTGCTAGCTATGTCGCTATATATGTCTTCTTTGGTTTCTTCGCAAAACAAAAGTTTAGTAAACCTAGGCTCAAGAGAGACAAAATCAATACTAACTACTAGACCATCTTCATAATTAGAAGAGATTACGTCTCTATATTTTTTTGGTAGAAGTAAAACCTGAGGGCCTTCTGATACTACTAAACGACCAGTAACTGTTTTAGTTCTGTCGTAACTAGGCGGTAAACAGAATCCACTTTTCTCTGGAATAAAGCTCTTAAGTGTAGATTTAACAGTTGGATTTTTTTCTTCTCTTGCATACTGAACTAGTTTTTTCTTATCAATCCAAGAGGGTTCTAATTTTTCTAAAACTTCTTGACCTTCACAATATTTTTGAAAGTAATTTTCTGTAAAAACTATTTTTCTTAAGGTTTTAATTAAAGATTCTAATTTTAAAAATTTTTCTCTGTAAGCATTTTCCGATAAGAATCTATGTAAAGCTGGATCTTTGACGCCTAGAGTTTTGCATATTTTTTCTAAAGGCTTATCAAAAAAATCAGGCAAGTCTATCTCAAAAGATTCTAGAAGTTTGGAAAAGTTATTTTTTTCTGTTAGAGATAGAAATAGTGAGTTATCTTGTACTTCATCAGACCAAGATACAGATTCCTTAGTTATTCTTAAGTATCTTTCATTCTTAAAAAAGAGTTTATCAACGAATACCTGCATACTGCAATTATATAAAAACTACTCTATTTTTTACCTGTAGCTTTTATTTCTTTTATAGCTTGCTCCAACGTACTTCCCAAACTGGTGTATTGACCGTATGCGTTGAGCGGTTGAAACTCCCAGGATGTCTTAAAATCTCCAGGGGATATTGTGTGAGAAACTTTGTTACAGCAATAGATGTTATCAGCGCTAGTTCCGGTGCCAAAGTCTATAAAGAAATTCTGTCCAATAGTAGCCACTGGGCATCCCATGGAGTCTAGACTTAGTTTCACAGGCGCTATTTGAAGAGGCAAACCAGTCTCTCTTAAACCTAAAGCGCTAGTTCCGTTACCTAAACCACTTCTTCTCATCATCATGCTTGTCATGGCTGGATTATTCATAGAAGCTACTCTGGCGCTGAGTACATTTGTATTACTAGACCCATAAACTATAGTTGGCATGATCGACATTAGGTGCTCTTTAGTTTTCTGATAGTCTTGTTTTATTCTAAAACGAACGCTTCCATCGTTTATTTGTTGTTGCGTTATTTCTTTTGTTAGGGGTGCGTCAATTACCTCTAAGACTCCATTTTTTAAAGCTTCGTTTATATGCTTTTCAAACTCTGCTTTTGCTTTGCTCGTATCTTTTCCATCTTTACGGTTGCTTTTTGCTACTTTACTTGAAAAAGCAACTAAACCCTCTTCCTGACTAGCTTGCCAAATTTGAGCTAGAGTGGTGTGTGTACTAGCGCTTTGATCGAAGATGTGGATCCTATAGATAGTTTTACCATCAGTTGTTGCGTTTAAACACTCTCCCTGCATTTTTACTCTTGGAACTTTGAACTTTATGTCTGCGTCTTCACCTTCTTTTACCCCAGCGGCGTCTCTAAGTCTAGCCTCTTTTTCTGAAGCAAGAATCGTTTTATCTTCGTACGCTTTAGACAACTTTAGCTTCTTAGTCTTTTTGTCGGTTTCATACAAGTCAGTCAATCCATAAGCTCTAGAAGTTTGGCTAGAAATAAAATTTTTCCCTAAGAAAGATATAAAAGCTCCAAGACTCATGTTTACAGTGGTTTTACACGCTTCTTCAAACTTTTCTTGAAAGTCCGAAATATGAATAGGAAAACTAGAAATTGGAATATTCTTAACGTAGGAAGCATGCCTATTTATAGCGTAAAAAATAAATTGTACTTCATCAAACTGGCCAGTGGATGCCAGTGGGTGACCAACAAAATTTAAAAGAAGTTGTCCAAAGCTAATGTATTCTGAAGAATTTTCGTCTATATTAACAAATTTTGTTGAACCGCCACCTCCTTGAATCGAAGTCATAAAAGGATCACGAATTTTGTCATCGTTTTCTTCTATAGACTTTCTTCTTTTTTGAGTTAAAGACGTGACCTTTTCTGCAACTACTCTACCCATCGCTTTAGAAGCTGCTTTCTTAGCTTTTTTGAGGTTTGACAAAGGTCCAATAAGCGGCTTTAGATCTTTGTTCTTGCTAGTACGGACGCTTGCTAGAAATTCGTCAATCTTTTTCAAACTCTCATCATCCATAGAGACTACGCTGCCAGTATCAGATAGTTTTGAAAGTATACTGCTGCCCTCTATTTTTTTACTACCCTTTCTTCCACCGGGCAACTTCTTCCTCAAGGCTTTGATAGCTTCTGTTATCTTATCTAGATCTTTAAGAGCATCCTTGACACCTTGGCCGTCGTGGATTTTTGTCAACTGAACTTGTGTGCCACCTTCTAGGCTTAGTTTTAGATTTATCATAACTTGACCCACGTCATCAAAAGAAAAGCTAGAATTTACTAGCCTATATTTTTCAGTGCACTTTAGAGAATCTAAGAACTTTCCATAAACGTTCTCGAGCGAAAGAGAATCAGGATGAGACCATCCATAAGTAATTAGCATGTGAGTTTTTCCATACAAATCTGGCTTTACAAACTCTGAGACTTCTGAAAGTCTCGATCTGTCGTGGAGTATTAAGCTTAACTGCGCTGATTTAAAAGTTAATAGCCCGGCAGACGGAACCAAGTCTACTTTAAAATCTTTAATGCTCATAAAAGGTCGAAAACGATCAATGACTTCTGCGCCTCTGTTTCCAGGAGTTTTTCCTGTATAGTATTCATCGCCGTTAACCATAGTTTGAGGCATAGTGAATATTTCCATTCCAGCTGAGGTGGTGGAAGGATCTTTTTTCTTCTTATTTTCGTCTTCAACTTTTGGAGGAGCGAAGGGCAGATTGTTTTTTCTTACTCTAAGATCTACAGCTTCAATCATTTCTTTCTCTTTACCAACTGGATTAAAGTTTCCTCCTAAAAACTGAAATAAGCCGACAGTTTGAACTGTGCCATCATCAGAAAGAGCTGGAAGTGATGGAATCAAGGTAATATCTAAAAATGGAACGCATCTAGACATCTCTATAGTTGGAATAGTGTTTAAAAATATCTCAGCGGCAGCGCAACCTCTTTTAGATGGATTTAATGCGTGGGGCTTTACAACAAATGCAACTAAACTAGGCTTTTCCTTAGTGGGGTCTTCTGTAGAGGTATTTACTTCTAAAGGCGTAAACTTTGAACCACTGTCCATTACTACAGTTGATTTTCCTCCATCAGAAGGAGAAGTAGCCGCTTTTATAGAAGTTTTACTTCCGATCTTTTCACCAACTTTTTTAGATGCCTCTTCATATACTACAGTGATGATTTCACTGATTAATTTTTCTCCCGAGGCCTCTGCGCCTGATTTAAGTGCATTTATTTCTTTAATAATTTCGTGAGCAAAGAAAGCAGTTTCTTGATTTTGCAACATCTTAACTATAGAGTGAACGCCCGGTTCTTTCTTAGTTTTAGATTTAGACATTAATCTCTCTATGTTTTGCTTTTGCACAGTCTCTATAGAAGCGGCCCCTAGCAAAACATTGAACAAATCGTCTTGGGTTAAGGTGCCGAAATAAGCCTTTAACTCATCAACAGCTTCCTCCATTACAAATTTTCTACCCCTGTTTGACATCTTAAACTATACTCGCCACTTGCATCAAATTTGTTGGTATAAGAAGTTTGGTTCCGGGAGGAACCTGAAGATTCCATCCTATCCCGCTGCAGCCGGCTATTATCCACCAAAGACGAGAGTCTCCATACTCTGCTCCTGCTATAATATCGAGCCTCTCTCCCTCACGAAGATAGTCTGTTCTGGTAGAAATAATACCAGAAACAGCGGCATCTCTAAGAATTTTGTTTGGTGTATAAGTTCCAAAAAAAGTTCCAGCTCCTAAGAGCGGTGCAGGGTTATATCTACGCATTTTTCACTACTCCGATTCTCCATCAGTCCTCTTTCCAAGCGCGGATTGAGCTTTATCAAAATCTTGCTGAGCTTTACTTGCCTGGATACCATATTCACTAACATTAGCTAACTCATCTCCAGCTAAGTGAGCTGAAATGTCTCCCACAGGATAGAGCGGAGCTCTCATTCCACCAAGAGAGTCCATACCTGGCGCTATGTCATGTATTGGAGCGAAGCTTATAGAGACTTTTATCATCTTCGGTGCCCTTCGAGTTATTTGCCCAGTAGAGTAAGTAGCGTCAGCATAATCGAAATCTAAACTGGTAATAAAGCCGGCTAAACCTCTTCCACTAGTAGAATTATAAGCACGCATGATAGAGTTTTCTTCGATTCCAAAAAACTCTTTAGCACCAGAGACTTTTTCAAGGTCGTTGATGCCTGAATCTGCCACAGGTTTTGCCTCAGTCGAAATGACTTTTAGATCCGTAGCTAGCACAATCATCTCGAATGGTTTTTTTCCAGAGTTTGGGTTTGCTGGATCTGTTGGGTTAGCAAATTTAACTCTATACTGGTATGGCTTCTTTATCACAAACTCTTCACCTAGGCTATCATCAACTTTTGGGCCACCCGGGCGTGATTCTGCTTTTACTATCTCTACTACTGCATCAGATCTTGTCCACGTATTAAAAGGAACTTTTGGAGGACCTAAAAATCCACCAGCTGCACCGCCCTCTACAGAGAAATAAGCATGCGAAGTGCTTCTTCTTAATATCGCAAACTTACCAGCTGAAAAGGTCTCTTGTTCGCTTAAAACGTCGATGCCACCAACGAAAGTATTTCTAACATCTTCTAAATCTTTATTAGCTTTCTCTTCATCAAAAGTAGTAGATGGTTTAACAAAACTAAATTTTGCATCTTCTCCGGTGGAGTGTTGAGTTCCAAAAAGTTTCATTAAACTAAAGCGACTGCCATTAGATCTTATAAAGTCTCCTATTCTTAACCTAATCATAGGGCTAGCCGTAGGTGTCTGAGAGAATGGCATTATAAAACTCTTTCCTCCAGAAGCTAGTTGTCTTCCCGGAGACCATTGAGGGTAAACCATGTTAGTCAGCTTATTAACACTCAACCACATAGAATCAAAGTCTTCTTCGGAGGTTGCTATTAGCCAGAAACCAAGATTGATACTCCTAGTTGTCTTTTGGTATATTTTAACAGGGTCTATTCTACCAAAGCCACCTGAATCAGAATAAGAAACCGAGAAAGAATCTTTCATGTCAGTTATAAAGGCGTGAAAGCTTATCATTTCATTAGTTCTAAGATCGTGAAAATAGAATGGCATGTATTCTGACTCAAGCTCGTCTTCAAACCTTTTAGCGTCTTCAGTTTTAATTCTACCCGTCGCAGAGAAGCTTATCTTTCTTCTATGGCTTTCTGTACCCTCGTAGTCTCCAGCTTTTGCAGCGGTTGCAATCATTACTTCTGGAGCGTTGTTGGCTATTCCCTTAGCATTAAGAAGCTCAACCGGGAGAATCATGTTAGCTGGGGCTGCTCGGTGCCTCCAAACTAAAGCATTAGAAGTTTTTTGTACTCTGCTCTTAGTCACTCGAGTTGCGCCGTTATCTTGCATGGTTTCAATAAGGCGAGGCCCAAGGCCGGCAAAATCTCTAATTTCTCCATCCCTGCACTTCTCTCCTACTACAGCACATGCCATAAAAAACTTGAAAGAAGATAGCCCAGAAAACAAAGAAAGAAGTTTAACTAAAACAGCTTTTACAGAACCTCCAAGAAGTGCTGCTTCGCCAATAGCTCCAAGCACCAGCAGAGGGTCAGTAAATATGTCTAGAATTTTAGAGTTGTCTCTCATGATATTTCTAATGATCGTGACATAGAATCCCTTAGATTCATTGATTCTGTCTATAAAATCAAGAATGTTTATAGCTTCTCCTGCAAACCAGAGCCCAAGCGTAACAAAGTTTCCAATTTCAGAATCTGGCTTTGAATCTGGCCACTTCATTCTAAAAAAAGCAGCTAAACCATAAGCTATGCTAGTAAATACCGGATATCTTAAATGTGGAACGCCGATAGCTATTAGCTGAGCGCCTGGTGCATCAGTAGACTGGCCTAAAGGGAGAGAGCTTGGGTCTTTGCCCTGTGCTCTCTCATCAGTAAATTCTTTAAAGACTTGCTCTATAAATATCCCAATTACAAAGCTAAGACCAAACAAAGTTATTAAACCTTGAAGTATAAAAGTAGTGGCAGCCAAAGGGTTTCCAGTAAACGTCTCAAGATAAGAATTTGTAGCGCCGAATGATTTACCATCGTTTATTTTTACAAAGTGGTCTTCATCATCTTCGTTTCCCACTACTGAATCTAGCAAAGGCCGGCCTCTTCGGTTTGAACCCTTGTGCGCATGTGACGCGTGAGTATCTCTAATAGGAATTCGGGTATCTACAAAAGATCCTGGAGCAACCGTAATAAAGTTTTCATCATCCGGATCGCTGTCTCCTCCAGCGTGACCTGTTTGCTTGAGTAAAAGAGAAGTAGCAACTTTTCTTAAATCTGAAACTGCTAAATCTCCTAGAGGCGTGTTTTTAGAATACACTCCTAACTCTGGTTGTATTGAACCATAAGCAGAACTAGGGTTTGTGTATTGACCATCTCTTATATATGGAGACTCTGCGGATGGAGAAAATCTATTTGTTGTCAATACGCTAGAGAT